CAGTGATAATGGAGGATGTAGTAAATGTTTGATGATTTAGCAGAAGAAATACATAAGAATGCTGTTAATAAAGGATTCTGGGATAGAACAGTAGACCCTATATTTGTAGCAAAACAAATGATGATGATTGTTTCTGAGGTTGTAGAGGCAATGGAGGCTCTTCGTAAGGAGATGGATCCAGATCAAATGTCGGATGAGTTTGCAGATATTATTATTCGTACCCTTGATCTTTATGCTGGCATGGTAGAAGCAGGGTATATGAAGAAGTCTCTTGATTATGCTATTAAAGAAAAGATGGAAAAGAATAGCAATAGACCACAGAAGCATGGGGTAAGATTCTAATGACAGTAACAATTGAAGAAGTATTAGCGCAATTAAATCCTAAACTACGAAAGAGCATTCTTGTTGGCGATGAAGTTCCTAAGACAGAATATGCAGCAACTCCAAGTTTTGGATTAAATCGTGCACTAAATGGTGGACTTCCATATGGTCGTCAAGTGCTTGTCTGGGGATCTAAGTCGTCTGCAAAATCTTCTTTATGTTTACAGATGATTGCTCTTGCACAAAAAGAAAATAAAGTATGTGCTTGGATTGATGCAGAAATGTCATATGATAAAGCATGGGCAGAAAAACTTGGGGTAGACACGTCAAAACTTATTGTTTCTCAGGCAAGAACTATTAACGAGATGGTAGATGTTGGAGTAAACCTAATGGAGGCTGGAGTAGACTTAATTGTTGTAGATAGTATTACATCATTGCTGCCTGCCATTTATTTTGAAAAAGATTCTACAGAGTTAAAGCAACTAGAAAATACAAAGCAAATTGGTGCAGAGTCTCGTGATTTTAGTAATGCTTGGAAGATGCTTAACTATGCTAATAATAAGGTAAAGCCTACGCTACTTGTATTAATATCACAATCTAGAAATAATATTAGTGCAATGTATACAAGCCAACAGCCTACTGGTGGACAGGCTACCAAATTTTATTCGTCTACTGTAATTAAATTGTTTTCGTCTGAGTCAGATAATCAGGCGATCAAGGGGAAGATACATGTCGGAGATAAACTTATTGAGGAAAAGATTGGTCGCAAAGTTCGTTGGGAATTACAGTTCTCTAAAACTTCGCCTGCCTTCCAAAGTGGTGAGTATGATTTCTATTTTAGAGGTGATAGCGTTGGGGTTGATTCTATTGGCGACCTTGTTGATACCGCTGAACTTGCTGGCTATATTGCTAGAACTGGTGCGTGGTACCAGTTAGAAGATGGCACTAAAGTACAGGGTCGTGAAGGTCTTATTAGTAGAGTTAAAGAAGACTTAGACTTCCAAGATATGTTAAAGGCTAAACTAACAAATGGCTGATTCAAGATTTTCTACTTATCCAGGAAAATTTCCATGTCATACCTGTAAAGAAGAAGTTTTATCAATAAGACTATGGAAAGAAAGTTTAGAATTAACTTGGATGTGTAGTAAAAAACATTTATCTAAGGCTTCAATTGTAAAAACAAAGAAGGATTATGAGCGAGAAGAACGAGAGTAAAAGAATAGGTGCTAAACAGCACAAAAACTCTGGTCGTAATACTAAAAAGGGTGATGCGACATGGAGAAACTTTGTAGTTGATTTTAAAGAATCTTCTAAATCTTTTACTATTAATCAGGATGTATGGGCTAAAGCAGTAACAGACTCAATCAAGGCGGGTACCGATAAGTCACCAGCCATAGTTGTTATTCTGGGAGAAGGAAACAAGAAGACTCGTCTGGCTATTATAGAGTTTGATTTATTAGATCAATTAACGTGGGAGGCTAAAAATGACGGAACAAAATGAACCTACTAAGACTACCATTGATATGGTAAACGGTCTTAGTGAAATTGCAGATTATATGAAAGATGAAGAGTTAACTACGGCACTTACAATGATTGCTAAATTAATTGTAAAGCCAGACATTCCACCACAGGTAGCAAGTCTTGAAATTGTAAGGCTACAGGCTATTGCAGCAAAGATGGCATTTAGAGCAACATGGATGACTAATGTGGACAAGTCAGACAGAGGTAAGAAAAATATTTACTATACGGCAGCGGAAGCAATTAACGATTTAGTATCTGCTTTGAAGTACATAATGCGGTAACTGATATAATAGATAAAAAGGATAATAATGACTAAAAACTTGATAAAGCAGATGATGAAAAAGACTGAGGATAAATCTCATATCCTTGACGGTGCTGCTCTTATACAAAAAATTAATAGTGGGTATACAGCAAAGCAGGAGCCTAAGTTTACTAAGAAAAAGACATTTGCTCCATCAGGTCTTGTTTTTGGGCATGGGGAATGTCCACGATATTGGTACCTTGCATTTGAAGGTAACATATTTGAAAGCGATAATGATGCATATGATATTGCTAACATGAACGCTGGAACTATGTCACACGATAGAATTCAACAGGCAATGCTGGATGCTGGAGTAGCAAAAAGGTTTCTTGATGAAAAGTATTTCGAAGAAACTGGTAAAGAAAAAGATACTACAGAGTTCAAAGTTGTTAATTCAGATCCACCAATTTTTGGTTGGGGAGATGCAATGCTTGAGATAGATGGTGAAGAAATAATTGGCGAAATAAAGACAATGAAATCGGAATCATTTGAGCATTATAAAGTAAAAGGTGAGCCAGCAGAATATCATGTAAAACAATTAATTATTTATATGAAGATTCTTAAAAAGGCAAAGGGTGCTCTGATCTATGAAAATAAGAACAACCACGATCTTTTAGTATTTCCTATAGAAGTAACTGAGCAATATAAAAACTGGATCGATACAACATTTGACTGGATGCGTACAGTATATAAGTCTTGGAAAGACAAACAACTTCCACAAAAGAATTACCGTGCAAACTCTAAAATATGCAAAGGCTGCCCTGTAAAAGCAGCATGTGCTGTTGCAGAGCCAGGGGTGGTAAAGATCCAATCTCTGGAGGGACTGAGTGAAACTCTGTAATCATTTTGGTTGTAGCAACTATTTTGAACCAAAGGTAAGTTACCAGGTTTATTGTAGTGAGGCATGTAGAGATGCTGCTACTAAAGAAAAGATTGCAGAAAGATATCAGTTAACACGTAGGCAAAAAAGAAAAGGTAAAGAAAGAAAGTGTCTAGGTGGTTGTGGTGTCAAACTATCTATCTATAACGACTCTGGATTTTGCTCAAACTGTAATGTTAGTAAAAAAGCAGTAGATAAAATGTTAAAAGAACTTAAAGGATATTTTGAGTATGAGCAAGATTAATCAGCCAACACATATTTGTGCTATTGATGCTAGTACAAACAGTCTTGCTTTTGCATTCTATACTCACAAAACTCTGACTGGTTATGGAAAAATAAACTTTGAGGGTAGCAATATATACGAAAAAGTTATAGATGCTACTGCTAAGACTAAGGCATTGTTTGAGCATTATAATATGATTAAGACTGTTATTATTGAGCATACCGTTTTTATGAATTCCCCTAAAACTGCAGCAGATCTTGCTTTGGTTCAAGGTGCAATTCTTGGTGGTGCTGGTCTTGCTGGTATATCGCTAATTGGCAGGGTATCCCCAATAACATGGCAAAACTATCTTGGCAACAAGAAGTTAACTAAAGAAGAACAGTTACAGGTAAGGACAGCAAATCCTGGTAAATCTTTATCTTGGTATAAATCATATGAACGTGATTTTAGAAAGAAAAGAACTATTAAACTGCTAGAGATAGTCTATGATAAAAAAATAGAAGATTATGATGTGGCGGATGCAGCAGGTATTGGGCATTGGGCTATAAATAATTGGGATAAAGCAGTGGGATTTGACAAGGAGTAGCCATGGCTGGTAAACTATATACAAATGAACTATGGCTTAAGAAGCGTTATCATATGGACAGAAAGAGTCCAGAAGATATTGCTAAGGAATGCGGGGTAAGCGTGGAGACAATCTATGTATACCTTGCTAAATTTGGACTAAGGAAATCAAAACGATGACAGAAAAGTTTAACATTGTAGTAGATCAGGTAAATCATCCTACGCATTACACAACAGATCCTTCTGGAGTTGAATGTATTCAGATTACTCGTCATCGTAATTTTAATATTGGTAATGCCTTTAAGTATTTATGGAGGGCAGGAATTAAGAATGAAAATACCCATATTGAAGATTTAAAGAAGGCTATATTTTATATTCAGGATGAGATTAATAGACTAGAGGGAAAATATGAGCGACACTGAAATTGAATTAGTCAAACATCTTGATGAAGTAAATCGTGTTGTTGAAGAATACCTAAAAGGTAATGACCCAACTAAAATTGCAAAGACTCTTACCCTTCCACGTACTCGTGTAGTTGCACATTTAAATGAGTGGAAGGCTATGGCATCTGCTAATGATGCTATCCGTGCTCGTGCAAAAGATGCACTTGTTAGTGCAGATGCACATTACACAAAACTAATTCAGCAGGCATATGAAGTTATTGATGATGCAACAACTACTGCAAATCTTAATGCCAAGACTGCTGCAATTAAACTGGTTATGGATATTGAGGCAAGACGTATTGACATGCTACAGAAGGCTGGCTTATTAGAAAATAAGGAACTAGCAGAAGAGATGGTTGAGATTGAAAAACGACAAGAAGTTCTTGTTGGCATTCTACGTGACATTGCTTCTGAGCACCCAGAAGTACGTGATCTTATTATGCAACGACTATCTGCAATTGCTAAAGAAGGCGAAGTGATTACCGTTGTCCATAATGTTCAATGATTTTTTGGAAGCACTACAGGACAATCATTTTGAAGAAACTCCTGTGGATGTAAAGACATTTGTTG